CGAGGGATGGGGGTCGCCCGCCCATCTGATGGTACAATCGCTATTCCCTAAGTATGGCGGTGGAGTTGGCTCTATAGAGGTAACCCTATATCCACTAGCTCAGCCTGGCGGAACACAGGCCACAGGGTCAATCACGCCTGTTCCTGGCACGCTCACGAAGACACAGGAGCACCAAGTCAAGATTGGGAACATTCTGTCTGACAAGTTCTCTGTCGTGTCCACGGATACCGCGGGCACTATAGCTACAAAGATTGTGGCGGCAATCAACGCCATTCTTGGTATGCCGGCTGCCGCAACGGATGGAACCGGGGTCAGCAATCTGGAGATCAAATGGGAGGGCACCAGCGGCAACAATGCTTATGTCGAGATGGTGTCTCCAATCGACTCCGAGACCTCTTTCACCATTGTACAGCCGACCGGTGGCGCTGGCGTTCCGGACATCTCGGCAGCACTGGCACAGGTTGGGAACATCTGGGAGACTCATATCATCAACTCCCTCGACTACACCGACAGCGACGAGCTGGACGAGTTCGCGCTATTCGGAGAGGGCCGCCGCGACCCAGAGGTGCACAAGCCACTGTGCGTGTTCACCGGCTGCAATGCATCGTGGAACGCGGTCACGACCGTTACCGACGCCAGAAAAACGGACCGAACCAACGTGATTCTGACGAACTCAGGCTCTCATGACCTGCCGTTTGTCATCGCTGCGGATCAGGTGCGAGAGATCGCCAAGATGGACAACCAGAACCCGGCTCACGACTATGGATCATTGCCGTGCACCGGGCTTACCCCTGCGGCCGATGGCGACCAGTGGACGAGTGCACAGCGCGATGCCGCGGTCAAGATGGGCTGCTCCACGGTCCAGGTGAAAGACGGGGTGGTGCAGATCGGCGACGTAGTGACCTGCTACCATCCGATCGGTGAGGAGCCCCCGGGATTCCGCTACGTGGTCGACTTCGCGAAGCGGAGCACAATCATCAACGAGCTGGACCTGGAGTTCAATGGCTCAAAGTGGGATGGGAAACCATTGATTCCGAACAACCAGGTCTCAACCAACCCCGAGGCGCGCAAACCGAAGCACGCGGTGGCAGCGCTCCATCGAATCATCGACGTACTGGCGTTGGACGCCATAATAGCCGATCCGGATTTCGCAAAAGAAAACAGCAGCGCCGACATCGGCCTTACAAATCCAAAACGGCTCGATGTCAAGATGGTGGCCAAACTGGCCGGCAACGCCAACGTGATTTCAATCGATTTCGCGTCTGGATTTAACTACGGAGGTCAATCATGACGGCAACAGGTGGACCCCTTGAAAGTGTTTCCTTTGGCGGCCGTGAGCTGCCGGTAACTGTCGATTCGGACCCTACCGTGGTCATGGGCGGGATCGAGATTACCCACGAGATGAACGGCAATTTTACTCACCGCGAACTTCGGACACCTGTCCCGTGGTCAATTTCTTCGGTAAAGCTTACGTTCGACATCGAGAATGGAGATCATGAGTACCTAGTTGACTTCCAAAAGAAGGGAGGCGGCGAGGTTGTGATCACCTATGCGGGCGGTATCAACTACATCGGCAATGGGAACATTACGGGAACAATCGAGGCAAACCCAGCGACGGCCTCAGTCACGCTGAGCGCCGGTGGAAGTGGCATGATCAAGAAACTGTGAAAGGCATCATGTGTCCCGGTGGCGTTTTACTTGCCTTTCTCGCCGTATGCCGGGGCACCTTTTAGAAAGGCATTGAGATGACTGAAAAAATTTGCAAAGAAATCGCAGAGCAAGATTTCAATCGGTTTGCAACCGTTGCACGGTTGGACATGGAGAAGCCAAGGGACTTTTCCGATCGCACGGATGTAAGCAGCAGTCGCGATTTGTTCATCTACCATGTGAAACGTGGCGACATCGAAGTGAACGAAGAGGGTTGGCCAACGGTGCTGACGCAATCAGAGGATCTACCACGCATTGAGTTCACGAAGCGTCCAAAGGTCACCGCTTTGAGGGCAATGGACAAGTACAAGCAGGGCGATGCAAGCGCAAAAACGCTGGCCATGATGGGGGACACTCTCGGAATCGCCCCCGTAAGACTGAACAGCCTGGACTATGCCGATTTCGAGACTGTGAGTTTGGTTTTCAGTTTGTTTCTGGCTTGAACAGATAACCGGGCCGACATTGGTCAGGAGAGGACAAGAAGTGATATTGGCACCAGGCAGAGATGGAATTCCAAGGCACACGCGGGCAAACGTCGTGACCGAAATGTTTCTCCAGATCTGCATGAGCTATCCGGGCCTTCCGGACCCCAGGACATTGGACCTGGATGAGATTGAGTTCTTCTATGATGGGATCCGTGCTCAACTGATCGAGGATACGAAGCCGAGGAAGTAATGCCGCAGAATTTCGACATCAAGACGACGTTTCGAGCGGTTGATAAGTCCACTCAGGCGATTAGCAAGATCCAAAACAGGCTAATGAAGTTAACGGCACGTGGATCAATGGCGATGCGTCGACTTGACAGAACGATGTCTCGTGTGTCCAAAACTTTAACCACGGGAATACGGCGAGGGGCTTTCCTTGCGGCAGCTGGCATCACGGCGCTTGCTGGCGCAACATGGAAGGTCATGCAGCAGTTCTCGAAAATCGAGGATGCTGAGGCGGCTTTCACGCCACTATTAGGAGGCGCAAAGAAGGCCACCGAGATGGTTAAGGCCCTAAATGAGACAGCCGCGACGACGCCTTTTCAATTTGAGAATCTCGCCGGCGCGGCAAAGCAGCTCTTGCCCAACATGGGTGGAGATATACAAAAAACGATTGAGACCATCCGAATGCTCGGTGACACAGCCGGAGGGAACGCCCAGAAGATGGACTCCATCGTTCGAGGATACAACAAGGCTCTCCTGAAAGGAAAGGTCGATATGGAAAGCCTCAATATGATTGCTGAGGCTGGTGTTCCTATTTTCAATGATCTGGGCTCGGTTGTCGGAAAAAGCGGCACGAAGTTATTCAAAGCGATTTCTGCCGGGAAAATATCCACAGAGGACCTAACAAAAGCATTTAAGAAAATGACCGGAAAGGGCGGCATCTTCTTTGAAGGGATGAAGATTGCCTCAGAGACTCTGTCCGGAAAAGTCTCGACGCTGAAAGACAACGTTGGGCTAGCAGCTGCCGAGCTCGGTACGGTTTTGGCACCTATCCTGAAAGATACAACGGATTATCTCATCGACGTATCAAGGCAGGCCAGACAATGGATCATTCAGAATAAGGCGATCATAAAAACCAAGCTTGATGAATTCATTAAAAAGATACCAGACTATCTTGAAAAAATTGTCTACTGGGGGCCAAAGATCGCATATCTCGTGGGCACTTTCTACGCGATAACTGGTGCTGTTAAAATTGCCAATGGCGCGATGACACTATTCAATACGCTTGCCAACATCAACCTTGGTCCGCTCAAGGCGGTTGGCGCATTCATGGGTAAGACCCTGCCGATGAAGATCGGTACATCAACGGCTGCAGTTGGCGTTTTTCAAACTGCTCTAGTAGGACTCGGTGCGTTTGTTGCGGGATGGGCGATAGGGACAATTCTGTATGAAAAACTCGTAGATCCATTAATAGCGGCACGCGGTGAAGCGTTGAGACTCCGTGACGAGCTAGAAGACACCCTGTCAAAAGATTTGTCCAAGCGAAATACTGCCATGCTTCAATCCGATATAGAAAAGGCAGACAAGGCGATTGATCTTGAAAAGAAAATGCCAACTCCTTTTCATGTCGCATCCCTATCGCATTATGGTGCTGGTGCGATTAGTCAAATACAAATGGTGGAAGCAATAACAAGGGCCAGAGAGGGTAAGGCGGCGCTACAGAGCGCCAAGTACTTCAGGCAGCAACAAGAAAATATTGAACGATATTCTGGTGACGCACCGGTTTCTGATGAATGGAGCATGTCGACTCAATCGCCATATGTGACGAAATCTGTTTCTTCCCACAAAGAAGAGGTCGAAATCACAATCAAGGATGAAACAACCGGAAAACGCGCCACCGTCACCAAGGGCTCTAGCGGCCGTCTGAAACTCGTCCACACCGGGGCCATGCCGTGAGCCTTGATGACCTCCAGCAGGGCTCCTACAAAAGCCCAAGCGGCCAGATAGTCACGTTTGACTACGAGGATATCGAATCATCGGTAGACAAGAAGACGTCCGTCTTCGAATCCGCAGTTGGAAACGGTACCTACGTTCAGAGCAACGGTCGCACCTCGGGACGCTTCCCGATGAGATGCTATCTCAGCGGCAGGAACTACGAGGCGAAAGCAGAGGCGTTCCTGTCGGCCGTTCTCGAGGACGGAGAGGGAGTGCTAACCCATCCGGTCTTCGGGGACATCACGGTCGTTCCCGTTGGCCAGGTGACGCGCCTCGACCCATTGAAGAGCGGGGCCGGGCAGGTCGTCTACGATGTGGAGTTTTACGAGACCGTGGGCTTGCAGATCGGGGAGACCGGGGGCAACGCCCAGGTATTCGATTCGCTCATGGAAGCATCGGCGGTAGACTTCTCCAACAACATACAGCTCACCGATCCGGTTGACAAGGCGTCTTTCAGAAACAAGCTGAAAAGCGCCTTGAAGAAGATGTCTGACGCGATCAAGAAGGCCAGCGGTGCCGTGGCCAAGGTCAACGAGGCCATCGAGGATACCGGTGACTCCATCAACCGCGGCATGGACACGCTCCTCGGTGAACCCCTCGCGCTGGCGAGGCAGACCCAGCTCCTCATCGGTGAGCCGCGCCGGCAGGCCAGCTTGACCAACTCCAAGGCGCTGGCCTATCAGAACCTTGCCCAGGACATCTTTACCGGCACCCTCGCCGAGCCGAGCAAGTACGCGAAAGAGACGATCAACCTCTTCCATCTGAACAAGATGATGGCCCAGAGCTACCTCGGCAACACGGCAATGCTGCTTGCTGAGTCCACCGAGTATCTGACCAAGGCCGACTACATCAACGCCGCAGAGAAGCTGCTGGCGTTGCGCGAGGATTACCAGGCGTGGCATGACGACAACTTCGATAGCTTGGAGCTCACCACCATATCCGAGGCGAATACCGACACCGGGGATGGGCTCGCCGAGTTGAACCAGCTCCTCTCCTCGGTGGCATCCGGACTAATCGCGCGGTCATTCGAGGCAAAGACGGAGATGCGGGAACCGCTCGCCTCGGACCGGACACCGCTTGACCTTTGCTACGAGCTCTACGGGACCACCGCGTTCGACGTGCTCGACCATTTCGTCAACCTGAATGACCTGGTCGGAGACGAGTTTTTTCTAATACCGAAAGGACGTGAGATTGTCTGGCACGTATAAAGCCCGAGGCGGGGAGTCATGGGACCTGGTTGCCAGGCAGACCACCGGCAATGACACCGATGCAGCCGCCATCAAGCGCGCCAATCCAGCGGTTCAGGAGCCGATTGCCGCCGGCACGGTGATTCAAGTCCCGATGGCGCGCGGGCCCTCGGAAGTCACCAGCACCGAAGCGCTCGACATCCGCGTGGAGGGGACCAGGATTGGGACCTTCGACAACTTCGAGCTCGCTCTTGCGATTGACGCGATATCGAAATGCGCATTCTCCGTCCCGAACGAGTCGGAGACCCGGGAGATTTTCATGCCCCTCGGCAGCCAACGAATCACTGTTGACCACCTCGGTGAGCGACTCTTCACCGGTCGGTGTGAGTCACCGCGGTTGAACAACGATCCATCGGTCAAGATTCTGGACATATCGTGCTATTCGAACCCGGGGGTTCTCGAGCTCTGCACGCCCTCTATTGAGAAGTTCCCCCTTGAGTGGAAGGATGCTTTGCTCGAGCAGATCACAGAAGACCTCTGCGGAGAGCACGGCATCTCCGTTCGTTTTGACACGCCGACATCGGCACGGTTCAAAAGAGTCGACATCGAGCCGGGACAAGGTATTCTCCCATTCCTCTCCGGGTTAGCCAGCCAGAGGGGGCTTGTCATCTCGAGTAGCGCTTCAGGAGAGCTTGTCCTCCACAGGGAAGAGAACGGTGGCGAGGTGGTATCGTTCCTTGAGAAGGGAAAGCACCCCACCGAGGCGATGACGGTCTCCTTCGACGAGTCAAAGTACTACTCTTCGGTGACGGGTATCGTGCCCGCAAAGAGCCGGAAGTGGGCACTCGGGGCGAAGTTCACCGTAAAGAATCCCCACGCCACAGATGTGGTGAGAGCATACTCCTTCGATGCCGAAGACATCGACAAGGGGGAGTTGGAGAAGGCGACGAACTCAGTTGCTGGACGCATGTTCGCCGAGTTGGTGTCATGCAACGCCGAAGTCGCGACGTGGCAGAATGACCTCGGGCAAACGTACCAACCGGGGCAGCTCGTTTCGCTCAAGAGCGAAGAGGATTTCATCCCAGAGCCGTTTGAGCTCCTGGTCGCGATGGTCACCCTGAAGCGTAGCGCTGGCGTTCACTCGGCCTCTCTGAACCTTGTCCTGCCGGGAGTGTACAGCGGGACGATACCGGAGCGCATGCCATGGCAATGATCGGGCACATCAAGGAGGTCGCCATCGAAGACGGGCAGATCACGGCCATCGTGGAGACGGGGACCGGGCAGGCGGTGACAGCCCGGGTGATGTCCGCCTCCGGAGCGGAGTTCTACCCATTGCCTGAGGATTCTGTCCTTTGCCATAGGGTCGGCCAAGAGGTGGTCGTTTCGGCGGTTCTCCATGGAGATGCGTCCACGGAGCGCGGGGAGGGGGTCATCTTCGCCCGCAACAAATTGGGAGAGATCGTGGCAAAGATTTGGTTGTATCCGGATGGTGACATCGTAGCCGAAAACGACAATG